CGGGTTCGCCGTTGCGATACCCTGCAGCGCCGCGCCGAAGGGGTTCTTGTCGGCCTCAAAGATATCGCAGAGGCCGTAGGGGGAGATATCGCCCGATACCTTGGAGCAGCGGTGGTGGCCCTGGTAATAGGTGCAGATGCCGCAATGGGTGGTCGGGTTGCCGCCGCGGTAATTGGCCTCGGCCTGGGTTTCCTTGGTCACGGTCTGCCCCGCGGCGCCATGTTGAATTGCGGCGCCGCGGCGGCGCGCTGAGTGGCCTGGTTGGCGTTTAGTTGGTGCTGGGCGAGTTCGAGGTCGGCCTTGCGCTGGTCGAGCTGCATTTCCTGGGTGTTCCTGATCATCTGGCTCTGGTGCGCCTCGCGGCTCTCCATCAGCTTCTGGTTCTGCACCTGGGCGTCGGTGGCATCCTCGCTCTGCGCCTGCTGCAGCTTCGCCAGCGCGATGGCGCGCTCGTTGGCGAGCTCGGCCTGCTTATGCTGGTCCTTCATCTGCAATTCCCTAGCCTGCAGTTGCAGTTTCGCGTTGTCGCTCTGCTGCTGCGCCTGCACCTTCATCTGCTCGATCTGCAGAGCGGTCTTGTTCTGCGCGGTGACGGGGTCGTCGCCCCTGGGCTGGTCGCCCTTCTGCTTCATCTGCTCGACCAGGTCGTCGATGGCGCCGTCGAGCGAGCGGCCGGCACGGAACGGCGCCACCGCGAACTTCAAGAGTTCGCCGCAGAACGGCGCGGTCTTCGGCTCGGACGTGATCATCTGCGCCAGCTGCGGCATCAATTGGCTGAGCATGCCGATGAACTCAGAGCGGCGCTGCTTCTCGGCGGTCTCGTCGGGCCGGATGGTAGAGTCGGTCTCGATGTCCAAAACGAAGCTCTTGACCCGGTTATTCTTGAAGAGGTCGAACACCTGGTCGATGGTCGGCGTATCCTGTAGTTTATAGAGCGCGTCGAAGCCTTGCTGGATCTGCAGTTGGGCCTGGCTCGCGATCTGGCCGGCCTGGTCCGGGTTCTGCTGCGCCATCTGCTGCGCCTGCGGGTTCAATTGCACCTGCTGCACCTGCTGCTGCTGGATGCGCAGCTGAGCCTGGATCTGCGCGGTCTTGGCCGCGACCATTTGATTGGTCGGCAGTTGGGTCTGGCTCATCTCGATCATGGTCACCTTGTCGAACTTCTCGGTGATGATCTCGCAGGTGATCTCGACGAGGTCGCGGGCGATGCGCGCCAATTCGTCCTGCTTGTCAGAAATGCGCACCGAGCCGTAGTCGGTCTTGAGCTGCTGCGCCCCGAGCGTCTCCTGTGGATCCGTGGATCCGCGCATGATGTCGGAAAGGCCCATGATCTGGTAGATGTCCTGGACGATCTGCTGGCGCAGCTGCACCAGGCCGGTGATGGTCTGCGCCAGCATGTCGATCGGCAGCCAGATGATGACTTCGCTGGAGCCGCCGAACGCGGCCCAGTTGCTGATGGGAACGAGAACGCGGCCCGGCGTCTTGACCGCTATGGCGGCCTGCACGGCATCGCCGATCTCTGAGCCGCCGGCCGGGTAGAAGCCCTTGGCCTCGATCGCCTCTGATATGGCGTGGATGCGGCCGGTAAGTAAGTTGATCTCGTCGAGCTGGTCCTTGTACTGCAAGACGTCAGGAACCGGCACCAGCGAGCCGCGCTGCACGGTGCCGTAGGCCGGCTTCGGGCACGGGAAAAACTCTCTGAGGTCGAGGTGCGGGTCGTCCTCGTCGAGAATGTTCTCGCAGCCCTCGCTGACCCAGACCACGCGGCGATCGGCCTTGCTCCAGATTTCCCAGAACTTGGCGCGCTCTCTGTTGTCGGCGCCGCCGACTTCCTTACTCTCTTTGTCGACCTTGTATTCGGCGTTCTGGTACTCATCGCCGGAATGCTTTTGGAAGCGCGCGCGGGCCTCGCTCCTTGTCAGATAGGAAGCGCCGGCGACCCAGGTCACCTCGCGCCAGTTTCTGGAAATCGAGTGCAGAAAATCCCTTCGGTTCTTGAAGTCGATGCAGACCTTCTCGTAGTCGTAGGTAGAGCTGTCATCATCTCCGGCGCTCTCGTAGCGGCACCAGGCGACGCCGCGGTCGATCAGGGCGAGATCGTCGCGCACCAGCTTCATCAGTTCGTCGATATTGGCGAGATCGAAGGCGACGATGGCGCAGCGCTCCAGCAGCTCACTTGCCGCGTCATAGACCGGACGGCGGTCCTTGAACTTCGGCACCACCACCGGGATCGGCGGCGAGGCGTAGATACTGGGCTTGATCACCTCCGCGTTGGCCCAGAACATCTGGAACTCCTTGTCGCGGAGCATGTTGGAGAGCCGTTCCAGCGAGGCGTACTGCTTGTCGATGTTGTCGCAGTGCTCGTTGTAGGACTGGAAGGCGTCCTCGCTCTCCTGCAACAGGTTGAGCCAGGCCTTGGCCTTCTTGGGCTCGAGCGAGGGATTAAAATTCTGATCATCAGCCCGCAGATCTTCCTCGACCGGAGCACCCACAGGTGTGTCATCGGCCATGATCTACCCTCGCTTCACAGCGGGAGAAATCACCGTGAACTTGTGCGTGTTCGCGCCGGAACGCTGCCGCAGCTTCTTCAGCCGTGGTGAACGTTCCAAGGCGCTTAACATTGTTGCTGACCTTGATTTGAGAATACCAACGCTGCCGGCCTTTGAGCTGATAGCAGCCTTTGGGCAGCCCCTTATGGCTCCGTGATGAACTGTTCGCGTTATTGCTTGATCGAGGGGCTAACCGCAGATTGATAATCCGATTGTCGCTCTTATTCATATTTTGATGATCAATATCGCCTTCCGGCCAGGCGCCATAATGCAATGCCCAGGCAATGCGATGTGCCAAGAGCAGCCGCCGATCGAGCCTTACAAATCGATAGCCGCGATGATCAATGCAGCCCGCAATGTCTCCGATGCTGACATGGGCCGAGGGGTGGACTTTCCAGCGCAATTCTCCGGTGTCGGCGTCGTAAGAAAGGCACTCGCGCAAACGCTCGACATCTGTCGTCTCGACGATCGGCCTGGTGTCGTCAGCCATGGGCGCTTGCCACCAGCAGCCAATCGCGCGGCGTCGATCGGGAGAACGTCTCCAGCAAAGCGGACATCCGCGTTTTGGTCCCTGGCCCCATTTCCCTCATTGGCGCGGCTTCTTCCTTCATCCACCACTCGACCGGCGATAGCCGCGGGGCCTGCCACGCCTCTCCGCGCCACGCGAGTTGCCGCGCACGTTCCCTGCTGACGCCGAAATGCCGGCCGATTTCCAGCAATGACATTCCGGCCTGGCGCATCCGAAACGCAGTGGTGCAGCGCTCGTAGGCCATCTGGCGCACCGCGACCGAAGCGTCGCCGGTCAGCGCCAGCCAATCGACGCGGGAGCGGCGCTGTTTTTCGCCGCCGAGCATGCTTGCCTCTCGCGCCTGGCGGACTTGCTCGAACGCAAGCCGCCGCTCCGCCTCGATCTCCTTCTCGCGTGCGAGCTTCTTGAGGGCCGTCTTGATCGCTGCATCACCACGCGCGATGCGGGCCGGGTGGTGCAGCGGCAGCTGGTTGTACCAATCCCACCAGCGTTGCTCATAATCGGAGCTCACAGCACAATGCCTCCACGCCGCACTTCCTCGGGCGGCGGAATGATGAAACCACTGGCGATCCTCTCTTTGGGCATCACGCGGCGGCCGCGCTGCCTTGCCAGTGACAAATAACGAAATGCGTCACTCGAATGCGAAGTCCAGTTGTGCACCGCGCTGGCCCGGAACGCCTTCTTGTCGTCATCCCACTCCCGCGCGTACTGCTCGAGCGCGGCAATGCCGTCCTCGCACCTCGGATGAAACACGCAGAGCGGCAGTAGCCGCCGCACCGCATTGATGCCGTCGGCGATGGTCGCGAGCGGCACCAGCTCGGGGTGGAGGCCTTCGCTCAGCATGGTCTCGACCCGAGTCTTGCCGCTTCCCCACTCCTTGATGCGGGCATCGTGCGGCACGTAGTCGGTGCCACTGCGCCAGCCGTGCGCCTGCGCGCGCTCGCGGATCACCTGCGCGTAGTGCTCGAGGCCGACGCCCGAGGCCGCGTAGTGATCAAGGATGAACACCTGGGCGCCCACATTCTGGAACCACCAGATCGCAGTATCGTCCCTGATGCCGAGATCCCAGGCGCGATGCACGGGCAAGTCAGGGATGGCCTCGACCTCGGCGATGCGGTCTTCGCTTCGCACCGCGGCCATCTCCAGCGAATAAAAGGCTCCCAAAATCGCGGCATTCCATGAACACAAATACTCCTGCTGAAAGTGCGCCCGGCCGACGTCCTCGCCATACAGCGCGCGATACTCCGCCTCGGCCTCCTCCAGCTCATCGGAGGACAGCGCATGGGTGTCACGCGCGGTCTGGAGCTCGCAGAACCACTCCTTCGACGCGCTGGCGTGGTCGAACAGGGCCTTGGCGTGGTTGTGGCCCCTCGGGGTCGTGATGAAGGCGGCCCAGCCCTTGTTCTCCGCCAGCATCGGGCGGTGGTAGGCCCACGCCGAAGGGTTCGACAACGCCCACTCGCTGTAGGTAATCCCGGCCACACCCGCACCGACCGTGGCGTCGTATCTGTCGGAGCCAATGACCTGCCATGTCGATCCATTCTTGAAGCGGATGAACATCTCGTTGTCGTTGGTGGTGTCTCTTATGAACGGCGGAAACGCCTCGTCGATGCGGCGCTTGCCGGTGTGGGCATTGACGGCGTGCCAGATCGCGCGGCGGCCCTGGTTGTATTCGGGCAGGCAGTGCCAGTAGTTGCCGCGCCGCTTCCACGCGGACACCGCGGCATGGTGCAGGCAGATCTCGTCCTTGCCGGCGCGGCGATGCCATACCGCCATGGCGCGCTCGCCGCCGCCCTGCAGGTACTGCCACAGCGCCATCTGGTGCGGCCGCGGCAGCCAACCGTTGTGCGGCAGCAGAATGTCCATTAGGGTCGATCAGTTAAGGCATCGCAACGGCGAGCCTGGGGGGAGGAACTAACAAAACCATGATCACCAACATTCGTCACCGGCTGCCTCGACCGCGCCTGGTATCGCAACGGCGAACCCGGAAATGGTTCGCCGCCACCATCGCGTTCTGGGCCGGCCTCAGCTGGTCCACCCAAGCCACCCCGATACCTCAAGACGATGGGGGCGAAGCCTACCGCAAAGCGCAGTTCGAACTCTATGCCACCCTCCTGCGGGTCAAGCTGAGCCTGCAGCGGCTTTCCGAGGAGGACGCCGGCCGCTCGGTGAGATTGCGCATCGACAGGGACAGGCGGTACCAAGAAACGCCGGAATGATCGGCACGCATCATGAGCGACGAAATCCTTGTCAACGACATCCCGCCGCCCTTCTGGCAGAAATTGCGCGAGGATGAGTGGCAGCAAGTCGCAGAGACCGGCTATCTGAACGCCAGACTGTGCCGACGGCTGTGGCGCATGATGGACCGACAGGGTCCGCCACCGAAACGGCTGATGGTGATGCTCCGCCGCGAAGACGTGATGCGAGAGTTTCCGGAGTTTCCAAAAGAAAAATAGGTTCAGCTACGAGCCTCAGCACCTCGAGCCCTCGCCCGCCGCTTCCTCATGTATTCCCTTTGATACGCGACCCTGTCAAAGGCCGGGCGCGGACCTTGGGCAGGCCGGGGAAGCGCACGCCCCTGGTCTTGCGCAAGAGGAGCGGAGCCTGGGCCTGCAGCTTCTTGGTCAGCCGTGTCGCCTCGCGTTGTTGCAGCGGCTTGTCCGTCGATCCGTTCTTGCGCGGCATGAGTTGTCCTCTCTCTCGGCGGTATCGGAGCGGGCGGCGGCGGGTAGTACATCAGCGCAATTCCGAGCGGAGCCGGTTGCGGAGGCGCCTGGTACGGCCCCTGGCATAGCGCAGCTTGTCGAATAGTTCGCCGGCCAAGACATCGATGAAGGCCAGTTCTTCCTCGAGGCAGGTGACATGATGCAACATCTTGCGCCGGTTTCGCTTCCCCGATGAATGCCGCAGCGGCTCTCGCCTGGTGTGCTTCAACGCAGAACAGCGCGAGCCTTGCTGCGGATCCTGGCCTTCTCCGCCGAACTCAATCCCTTGGCTCTGTTCACATCGGCCAATGCCGCCCTGGCGTGATCCTTGTTCTCGATCGGGAAAGAACGCGAAGGCCCGGCAAATTTGGAGGACGGGATCCTCGAACGGCCCTTGGATGTCAGCTTCATTTGCGCCTCGTTTGCAGTTTCCGCTTCGGCAGCTTGCCGCCCTTGTCGGCCGCGACATATTCCTTGCCGACCTTCTTCGGGATGCCGAGCGTCGACTTGCCGGAGGCGGCCGCATACATCGCACGTCGCTGCTTCTCAGATGCCATAGGCAATTGACTTCTCCGATTTTGGTGGAATGTTAAGGACATGAGAAAAGGCCAAAGAACACGATTGCCAAACCTGTGCGGTTGCGGCTGTGAAGCTTTCGCTCCAGTACGGTTGTGTAAAAGTGGTCGCCGCGAAGGTCAGGTAAAAGGCTATGCGATTTTTATCCCCGGACATGGCAACAAGGACTGGGGTAGACGACGGAAAGCTTTGCCGCTCGGGACAACGGATCGTTGTGAAATCGGTGCTATCCAGCTGCATAGCGCCAGACCGACACTGATTTATCGGAAAGTTAAAGCAGGCCCGGGTAGAAAAGGCTGGGTATTCGAACATCGCCACGTAATGGCACAGCACTTGAAGCGTGCCCTTACCAGCAGCGAACATGTGCACCACCGTAATGAAGATACGCTGGATAACCGCATAGAAAACTTGGAATTGCTTACGCATTCCGAGCACAGCGCGTTCCATGGCAAAATGGATCGTTGGGCCAAACACTTCGATAGTTGCGTTGTTTGCGGCACCGTTGCCCGCAAGCACGTAGGCTACGGAAAATGCACAGCATGCTATCAGCGGGAGATCCCCTTCGGATAGTCGGAACACGAAGCAGTTGCCACAGTTCTGGTCCATGCATTTGCATGGAAGTGGATCGCGACAGGCGAAATACACAAGTCGGTGCAAGGACTAACAAACCCCCTTGACAGGGAGACATTCCTATGCTCCGCGTCGCGCGGCATCCCCCGCGTGGATAGACTTGGTTCTGTCTTGGAGCGAGGAAACGGACGTTACTGGTACCAGTACCTGGTCGGTATTGATCCCGACATACCACCCGGAGGACCCCCGGGGCCTTGGAACCCAGCTGGTGGCAGCTGGAAGCGTCTACTCAATGATATCAATGGCTTAGCGTAGCGGTTGCGACACCTAAACGCTCGTATGAGTGTCGCAGTCTACTCGCTGCTGCTCTCGTCGGTCTTCGGCTCAGCGCTGGATTGTCCAACACTTTCAATGATCTGACGGATGGTGACCTTGATGTCACCACCATCTGGGCCAGTGTGCTCTTGCGGCGCCTTGCCCCAGCCGCGATCGAGCAGCGTTTGAGCTGCTGCTACGCGGGCTGATGGTGGGCATTTCGCCTGCCTGGCGATGCTCGACAGCACGTTGAGCGCCATGTCGGTGTGAGCTCGAGCCTTAGATTTGAGATCCGTTGGCAGGCCAGCCATTTACAATCCTTCGGTACCCCTAATTTTATTACTCAGTTTCCGCGTTGCATCATTCGCTCGAAATCATCCTGCAATTCCTTGACATCGGCTCGCAATTTCTCGACGACCTCTCGCAGGATCTCGAGCTGCTTCTGCATCGGCTCGATCACTTCCATCAGCGTCGAGAGTGTGGCTTCACTGGCGATGTCGATCTCGCGTTCAGTGTCGGCCTCGACGCGCTTGATTTCCGCATTGAGTTTGGCGTTCAGCATATCGAGCGCGCCGGCCAGCAGTTGAGCATCCTCGACTGCGACTTCGCGTTTCGCCTGCTTGATCTCGTTGTCGATCAGCGAAACCGTTTTCATGTTAGACATCGGTATTCCTACGGCCTCTCGATTTCACGTGAAACCTGCTACGGTAGCGTCGCGGTTAGACTAACCACAGCGGGGGAAACTTACTGACATGATCAAGATCGTCATCACCGCAGCGTTGCTTTCAGCGATTGCTCTCGCTGCGATCGTCCCGTGCCGGGCGGAGGCAGCGGGCAAGCCTGGACGCGAGAGCAACACAAAGAGCAAGTTCGAAAGATACCTCGACCAGGTCAACCATCCGCCGGCGATCTCGTTGCGGCGGCCTGCGATCGTCTGGCCGGCGCCGCCTTGCCCCGGCAAGTGGGTTCCGAGCATTAGCGGTCGCTTAGTCGGCACTGTCCCCGGCGTAGTGAACAAGCCATCGCCGCGCCCGGTGCCGAAGCCGCGCGAATGGTCGGTCTGACCATATCATGTGGACCTGGACCCGCTACCTCGCGCTGGCGATGGAACGAAGCGAGCGGCCCGCCGATCACTGCATGCACGTGGTGGCGTGGTACTGGATCAAGCCGGCCTAGCCAATGTCGGCGCGTCCGGTCAGCACCAGCCAGGCATCAGCAATGCGCTGCCAGGTGCGATCGAAAACCCAGCGACATTTGAATGCCAGCGAGCGCTCGCTCCACGGGATCTCGTCGCCATAGAGCAACTGCGTCAGCTCCGCCCTGCTCTGTCGCGATTTGTCGTCATTTGTCGTCATTTGTCGCGGATTGTCGCAATCTGTCGTTTCCTCACTTGACCAATAGGAAACCATTTCCTATAACTGACGTGTTCAACCAGGGGAACATCAATACCATGAAGCCCGCCGTCGCTTACATCCGCGTCAGCACGCAAAAACAAGGCCGGAGCGGCCTTGGCCTCGAGGCGCAGCAGGAAGCGATCGCGCGCTTCTGTGCGGCCGAGGGTTTCCATCTGCTGCACACCTACAAGGAGGTCGAGACCGGCAAAGGCGCTGACGCCCTCGACAAGCGGCCGCAGCTCAAGGTCGCGCTCGAATGCGCCAAGTCTAACAGCTGCCCCGTCATCGTCGCCAAGCTCGATCGGCTGTCGCGTGACGTCGCCTTCATTGCCGGCCTGATGTCTAACCGCGTGCCGTTCATCGTGGCCGAGCTCGGGTCTAACGCTGATCCCTTCATGCTGCACATCTACGCCGCTTTGGCCGAGCAGGAGCGCCGCATGATCTCGACCAGGACGCGCCACGCCCTTGCGGCGGCCAAGGAGCGCGGCGTCAGGCTCGGCAGCCCCACCACAGCGGCCATCCTGCAAAACCGCTCCTGCGCCTTCGCTGAGTCACTGCGGGCCATCCTTGAGCCCGTCATGCATCTGTCGTCCCGCGCCATTGCCGCCCATCTCAACGCCTCCAGCGTTCCGAGCGCGACCGGCGCCGCATGGTCGTCGGTGACCGTGCTGCGGCTGCTGGCCCGGCTGCAGGAGGCCGCGTAATGGGCATCTCTGTGTCCGTCATCTTCGTCATCGGTGCGATTTGTCTGATCATTCCTCTGCTCTCATTTCTCGGCGCCGTCATATGGGACGATCTTACCGCACCTTCCGAGTACGATGAGAAAATTGCCGAGGCCAAAAGGCAGCAGGCTGACAGAAAGCGGGCCGAGGAACAGCTCGAGTGGATCAAGAAAAATAAATTCCCGCCGCCGCTCCCGCCGGGAGCCTGAAGCATGACCGCCAACAAATTCAATGCCGCCCTGGTCGCCCTCGGCTTCGCTTCCAGCGGCGCCGATGGCCGCCCATCGCTGGGCCAGACCGAGCTCGCCAACCTGCTCGACGTCTCGCCTCGCATGGTCCGCAACTGGGCTGCCGGCCGCTGGCCGGTGCCGATTCACGTCGCGCTGCTGCTCAACCTGATGCTCGATACCGGCTCGACCGCGAAAGACCTTCGCACCCGATAATCCCAGGCGCAAACCGCGTAGCGTGACCCTGCACGCATCACCAGTGCAGGGGAGCGGGGGCGTTGCTGTCAGATGTGGGGGTCTTACCAGGGGAGGCGCGACAAGCGCACCTGACCACGCTACCCGGTTTGCACGCGGAAAATGGTCTCAATGGTTTCACAGGTCAAGCGATTTTTCTACGGCGATGGTCCTGGCCGGTCCCAGGGGCCTGGACGGCGCCCCTCCTCGAGCACGCCCCTGCCGACCTCCGTCAACACCAGCGAGGCGACATCGCCGCGGCTCGGCCCGGTCTCGATCAGGCGTGCATAGAATAGATCCAGCAGCACGCGAGGATTGGCGCCGCTGGTCCGGCAAATCATGACGTTGCCATTGCCGGTATGGCGGCATTTCACCAAGCCGCGCTCAACCGCGCGTAAGGCGCGTTTCCTCGCCACCGTCATGAAGAACGTCGTCATTTGAACGTCACTCCCTGGCCGATCCGCCCGCCCACACTCTGGGTCAGACGGTGCGGCGTTGCCCTTCTGCGGGTCGAAACGCGCGGACGGCCTCGCCCTCTCTGATCCGGATCATTCTCTCGCCGGGGTAGTCGTGGACCGCGCGCTCGAAAATTTCGATGGCTTCGGCTTCGTTGTCGGGAAAGCCTATCTGTAGCCAGCGACGGTTTATTGTGAACACCTCGACCTTCCAATGCGTCTGCATTCTCATTTGAACGTCACTCCCCGCCCGAACTTCCATTCGAAGCACGTGAAATCCTCGCCATCGGTGATGATGATCCTCGTCGTAGTGCCGATCCTGCCGCCCACGCTCTCGGTCAGTCGTTTCGCCGTCTCGACCGCCTCCTTGGGCCCGACGAAGTGCTTGACCCGCTCACAGCTGTCGTCGGGGAAGAACTGATACACGGAATACTCGTTGTCCCGCATGTCCGGTTTGCCCTTGCAATATCGCTCACATCCACAATTCGACGAGGCTGTCGACCAGCAGGCCATCGGTCCATTGCCCCGTCCATTGCCGGTGCAGCCCGCGCTTCGCAAGAATGGCGTGCACCGCGTTGATGTCGCGCGCGCGAAACTCGACGTCGCCCGACAGCATGTCGTCGCCGAACTCGAGCCGGCGCACGATATAGGTGCCGGAACATTCGAGGTCGTGGTAGACCGCCCAGGCAATCATGGTCCTGGCCCATCATCAGTGCTCGAGCCATGTTTCCAGATCTTCGCGGACCGTGAACCGCACGAGGCGCACCGGCACGCCATTGGCCGTGGCGAGCAGGCCGGCGAGCCGCCGCAGGCTCTCGACGGTCTTGCGCCGCGGCGTCACCATGCAGTCCCACGCGCCCTTCGTTGGATTGAACAGCGAGACGATGCCCTCGCCGTCGTCGTCGCTCGAAAGCAACGCGAACACCTCGGTGACCTTGTTGTCGGTGCTGTCGGCGGCATCGTCGCTCGTTGGATCGATCATTGTGAGAGGCATAGCTTCGCCCTCCGCCGTTTTTGTTGCGGCGCGTTGTCGCTTGTGACGTTTTGCGGTGTTGCTGCTTGCGATTGCGGTTGTGACAGAACCATAAAACTCGCGTGAAAGAATTATTCCAGTCGCGAATTGTTTCAAAGTGAACACAATGTGGCACGGCTGCGAACCATTTGATCCACGTCAACGCAGTCACCTAAAAACCGCAATGTTCCCAGTTTCAGAACACGTTAACAAAAATCGCTACTTTTGACGTAATTACAAAGCCTTAGTACGAAGCGCGCATGTTACCGGAACAATGCAGGGCGGCGCGCGCATGGCTGAATTGGTCCCAGACTGAGCTGGCGGCCAAGGCGCAAGTGTCCGATAGCACCATCAGGGATTTCGAAGGCGGCCACCGCGTGCCGCATCCGAACAACCTTGCGGCACTTCGCCGCGCCCTCGAGGCGGCCGGAATGCATTTCACCGACGATCCGCCCGGCGTGAGCAGGCCTCGCGCGGAACCAAAACCGTCGAAAGCACACAAGCGCAAGCGATGATTACCGCACCACCACGCCGGTTCGCTCGAGCTGCTCGGCGATCCTCACCGCGCCGCGGTCGCGCTGGCGATAGAACGTCGCGCGCGACAGGCCGCGGCGATCGAGCGCGTCCCGCACCGATATTCCGCGGGCCTTCAGAAACGCCCAGGCCTTGAGGTCGCGCTGCTCGCGGGGAAAGTCCCTGATCAGCTTCAGCCAGTCGAGCGCCTCCCACATCAGGCTGACCTCGCGGGGGCCGTAGGCGCGCTCCCAGATCCGCCACACCTCGGCGCGGGCCTCGTCCGAGCGGCCAATCAGGTCGCCGAACTCGTGCCACACCGCGGCCGGCCAGGAAGAACCGACGCCATGCGGACGCTCGTTGTCAGGCAGCCGGCGCTCGAGGTCGAATGCATCGACCAGGCGCGCCTTGACATGGTCGGGCGACCAGATGGCGGATGATGCCGGCCGAGTGTCGCGATCGAGCATGGTATGCATGTCACATCACCACACCGGCAAACAGCGGCGCATCGTCGGTAGTCCGCTGGCCCGCCATCCCTGCATAGTCAGGGTTCAACTCGATCAAGAGCGCATGGCGCTGCAGCCGATCGGCCACAAGGCCTGTCGTGCCGGCGCCGGCGAATGGGTCGAGCACCGTGCCACCAGCCGGACAACCAGCCTTGATGCAAGGCTCGATCAGATCTGGTGGGAATGTGGCAAAGTGCGCGTCGGTAAACGGTTGGGTGGTGACTTCCCAAACGCTGCGCTTGTTGCGCTTCTCATAACCAACCGCCTTCATATTGCCGTTGGTTTTGCCCGGCACGCGATTTGATCCGGCCTGTTTTTCAAGATCCTGCGCCAGCCGCTCAACCGTGCTGTCTACTACGGTTTCCGCGATCGCCTGCGCATCGTAAAAATACCGCGCCGACTTGCTCATCAGAAAAATGTATTCATGCGCCTTGGTGCAGCGGTCGGTGACGCTTTCCGGCATCGGGTTAGGCTTCGACCAGATGATGTCTTGGCGCAGATACCAGCCATCAGCTTGCAGTGCGAACGCAACGCGCCAAGGGATGCCGATCAGGTCTTTGGGTTTTAGCCCGGTGACACGCTTCTCGCGACCGTTGCGCAGCAGGCTCGCCTCATCGAGGTAGGCCTGCTTTCCCCCCGTCTTGCCGCCGGACTTTCCATCGTTCGCATAGCTATCCCCCAAATTAAGCCACAGCGTTGCGTCGTCGCGCAGCACCCGCCGCACCTCGCGGAACACTGCGACCAACTCGGCGACGTAACCGGCCGGCGTCGGCTCAAGCCCGATCTGTCCAGCCGCACCATAATCGCGCAGCCCGAAATACGGCGGCGACGTCACGCAGCAATGCATCGACTGTGCCGGCAGCGTGATCAGCACATCCCTGCAGTCGCCGATGAGCAATGTCACAGTCACAGCAGCCTCTCGCTCACCGCGAGAGAGCGCAACACTTCGCCGATTTCGCGCATCATGTCGATCTCGCGGTTGGCCTGCTGCTGCGTCATGCGGCGGGTCAGAATGCGGTTGCGATAGACCTGGCGCCGCATGTTGGTTTCGCGCTCGGCGCAGGTGGCAAGATCGCCGTAGGTGAATATCCGCTTTGGCAATTTTTCTGATACGCGCGACATGGTCAGCCGTCCGCCTTCATCGTCACCTCTGCAGGATACTCGGCAAAACGACACTGCAGCACCTCGATCACGTCGTCCAGGTCGAGCCCGATTTCCTCGGCGAGATAGACGGCCAGCCCGAGCACGACGGAGAGTTTCTTCGCGTGCGCCTTCACGCCGTCGAGGCCGACCGTCAGGCCCTCGAGCGCCGCAAAGATCAGATCCAGGCAGCGCCGCTCGCGGGGTGTCGTCATCGGTCAGCCTCGCTGGCATTTTCGGCCGGTGCGGATTGCCGCCGCCGCAATCGCTCGAGGCAACCTGGATGCGCATGAGCGACTTCGCCGGGCGGGACCAGATAGCCGGCCCACGCCAGCGCGGTCGTGGCGCCCTCGCCGCCGACCTTGCCGCACACCCAGCAGCAGCGCACTCTGGGATCTGATTTTCGGGCTCGCTTCATCGCGCCCAACCCTTCTCTCGCAAGACCACTTCTAACTCACCGCTGGCGACGCTGGTCGTGGCTCGAATGCGGGCCCTTGCTTCCTCGGCCAACCTCTTTGCCTCCTCTTGCTCCGTTGAAATTGTTGGATTTTCCTCCGGTGTTGGATCTCGCGCGCGCGCAGTTCCAAAGGAAGTATTTATTATATCTTTCTTTATTGCTTCACGGCCGCTTGAGCTCTCGCTTAGCGGTCGTCTAGCGGTAGCTTGAGCGGTAGCTTGAGCGACCGCTTGACGAATGGCCTTCTGCTGCTGCGCTCGGAGCCCGCCATTGTGCCCGGCCATGGCGCGTTGCAAACGCATCTTCTCGACCTTGGCGATCTCGGCGCTGGCGCGCTTGTTCTCGCCGTTGGCGTCGAAGAAGGGCGCGACCAGCGGCGCCAGCTGCCGGCGCCAGCGCGCCACCGTAACCTTGCAGATCGCCGCGCGCGAGGTCTCGTCCAAGGGAATGCGGCCGTGGGTCCAGCAGTGCTGCAGCAGCAGGAAGTAGGCGCCGTGGGCCTCCAGCGATAAATGCTGGGTGTCGCGTTGGTAGTCGCGCATATGAAAAGCGACGAAAGCGAGGGTCATGGGTCGAGTACCCTAGGCTGTAAGTCATTGTTTTTACGTCTGATTTTTTTTGAGTTTGGCGGGAACTCGAAGCAAAGTACCCTAAATAGTACCCTCGCCCCCCCCTGCCGATGCGCGCGAACCGCTATTTTTATAGGGTTTTGACGCGGGTTAGGGTCCCACCCCTTCCACTCGTGGCACGTCTCCGCCTGTCTCCCGCTGTCTCCCGCCATCTCAATATTCCCTTCATTTCACAGGGTTTCTGGTTGCTTTTCTGTCTCTGATCGTCTCACTTTGTCTCCCCCTATTCCGGTGTATCTCAGCTCCAAATTGTACCTTGCGCAGTACCCCCGCGTGAGTTAGGGTCCCACCTCGGGTCAGAAACCGAGTTTAAAAATCCCAGTAGCCCTCATTTTTCCCGAAAAGGCTGAGAAAAACATGCCCATTCATTTCCTCCATCCGGCCCGATTGCCCACCTCGGAAGGCCTTCACGGCGACGGCAATGGCCTCTACCTCGAGGTTCGCAAAAACGGCTCCTACTGGCTGTTCCGCTACCTCTGGCAGGGCAAGCAGAAGAAGATGTTCCATCCCGGCTCGACCGCCAACATCACCCTCGCCATGGCCCGCGACTGGGCCGTCGACCAGAAACGCAAGCTGGCCCAGAACCCGCCGATCGATCCCAAGGCAGAGCGCGACCGCAACACTCCGGACGCCAGGCCGCCGTTCCTCAAATTCGCGCTCGACTGCGTCCGGGAATGGACCCCCGGATGGGTCAACAAAAAGCACACCAGCCAATGGCTCATGACCATCAGCGTCTACGCCGAGCCGCTGCACAATAAACGGATCGACGCCATCACCACCGCCGACGTGGTCGCCGCGCTGCGCCCGATCTGGTACAGCAAGGAAGAAACCGCCCGCCGCCTGCGCGGCCGGCTGGAGCGCATCTTCAAGGCCGCCAAGCACGCCGGCCTGCGCAGCGGCGACAATCCGGCCGAGCTCGATGCCGTCAAGGCCGTGCTCGGCCAGCAGCGCGGCAAGAAGATCGTCGAGCATCATCCCGCCCTGCCCTACGAAAAACTCCCGGCCTTCATGGCGAAGCTGCGCGACGTCGACGCCGCCTCCGCCCGCGCCCTCGAGCTCACGATCCTGACAGCCGTGCGCACCGGCGAAATGCTCGGCATGGAGTGGAGCGAGATCGATCTCGACGCCGGCCTTTGGACCATTCCGAGAGGCACAAGGATGAAGAACAAGGAAATCGAGCACGTGGTGCCGCTGGGCGACCGTGCCATCGAGATCCTGCGCGCCATGCGCGTGCTCACCGGCCACGGCCGCTATGTGTTTCCGGGCCGCGCGATGGCGAGCCGCACCAGCGAACAGACCATGTCGACCCAGACGATGGACAGGATGCTGAAGACCGTGCTCGGCGATGCAGCGCCGCCGGCCACCGTGCACGGCATGCGCTCGACGTTCCAGGATTGGGCCGGGGATGAAACCGCGCACGACGCCGACACCATCGACTTTGCGCTTCACCACGCCGAGGGCAACGAAACCAAGGCCGCCTACCGCCGGCGCACCGCCTTGCAGAAGCGCGCTGTGCTGATGCGCGACTGGGAGAATTATTGCTACAGCACGTTCAAGCCGCGCCCGCGGCTGGCCGTGGTGGCGGCCTAGGCCACCCTCATACCCGCAAGCTGGCAATGAACGCATTGAGATCTTCCTTGGCAATCAACCGGCGCGATCCGTATTTGAGGTAGCGCAGCTGCTTGGTATCCATCGCCCGGTAGAGGCTGGCGCGGCTCAATCGCGCCAGCGTCCGCGCCTCGGCAATCGTCAGCACCAAGGCCTCAGGCGGCGGCGCGTCAGGCGATTTCCGCTTTTTGTTCATCAGTGCTCCTCGTGGCGGTTCCCTGCAGCACCAGGGTAATCCGTCCTGACTTGTCGACCTTCATGTCGTCCAGTTCAAAGCCGGCGCGTGCGGCCGTCCGCATCAGCCGCGCCAGGCCATCGAAGCCGCGCGACGGCTGGTAGATCCGAGGCCTCCGAGGCCTGGCGTCGCGCGTGCCCTTCGGTCGGCCCGACCGCGGTGGTTCAGTCATTTCAATCTGCGTCATCTGCGCTGCTCCTGTTCCGGCAATTGCTCGTCATCGCTCTCCGCATACTCGCCCTCGTCGACGATTTCGTCCTGGTCGGGGTCGCCCTCGTCGATTTCCGCCTGCTCGCCGGGATTGTCCGTCCATGCGTCTGGCCCTGCGGCGTTGCTCCCCTTGGCGAGGCGGTCGAGCGCGCGCACGGTGGCGCTGCGCGTCGGGTCGTCCTCCTTCCGCACCGGCGGTGGACGCGCCTCCGCATCCTCGCGCTCGAACATGCCCTCGATGTCGGTCGACATCGGCAGCACCTTGGCATGCCGCTTGGCGACGGTTTTCTTGCACATCTCGTCGAACCAGAACGTCCACGGGCCGCCCTCTGCGCGCGAAGCGGCGCGCACCTTGTCGAGCTCCTCGATCCACATCCACTCGCGGCTGATCTCGCCATTGCGCAAGCGCGCGATTGAGTAGGCCGCGATCACCGGCCCACGGTCGCCGCGCACCGGCTTGTGCAGAATGCGCGCGTGGTCGCCCTCCTCGTACTCCCACTGATCGTGCTCGCACACCACGTGAGCGTCCCAGGTCACGATCTCGCCGGAGTTGCGTACCATTTCGCGCAGGCCCGCGATCATCGGCACCCATTGCGCCATCTTGGTGCCGCGCTTCTTGTCTCTGTAGACCACGATAGCGCCGCGCTTGCCGTCGGGAATGAGGCCGTCGGTCGCCGCGCGCATGCAGGCGTTGAACAGCGAGCGGCGCTCGACCGCGAGCAGGTCGGGGTTGTCCTGGATCGCGGTCAGCACCACGCGCACGAATTTGTCCGGGCTGATGTGCTGAGGCAGCATCTTGGCGAACTCGGGCTCCATCTTTTCGAGTTGCAGCCGCACTTCAGGCAGCGCACTGATAGGGCGCGTGATATTGCTCATGAGGTCTTTTCCCTCGGCACGTCCTTCTTCACCACCCGCAGTTGCCGGTAGCTCGTCGCCTTCACTTCATACGACGCGCGGTTGATGGTCTTGGCGGAGATATAGCCGCCCTTGAAACGCGCCAACGTGGCGTGGCCGAGTTCGTGCAGAAGCTGGGCATTGATCGCCTTGATCTCACCCTCGTATTGCTTGGCAAGCGTCTGCGCGGCCTCGAGCGAGGCGATCAGGCCGGGCAATTCATTTTTGTCGGAAAGATCGATTTCGCTGCCGTCGTCCTGCTTGAGCACCGCGCGGACCAGCTCGGCATCGCGTTTGAAATCAGGATCCGGCTCGCGCCCCGAAGTGACGAGTTCCCAGAACACGATCGCCTCTTTCTTCAGCGCGTCGATGATGCCGGCATGCAGCGGAACCTCGATCAAGTGCAGGTCGATCTCGTGGTCGACTACCAGCGCCGCCACCTTGGCCCACTTGCCACCAGTCAAATGCGCCTCGAGCAGCGCCTGGATCACGATCCAGTTCGGCGGCCTCGGCGCGTCGGTTTCGCCGAGCCAGATCTGGCGAAAGATCGAAGGCGCGACTGACTTGATCTGGATGATGCCCTCGCCGCGGTCATCGCTGCCGATCAGGTCCGGCGTCGCGCCGAGCCCGCAATCGGGATCCGAATAATGCGCGCGCGGATTTCTGACCTCCATGTCAGGAAAGCGATCGCGGATCACGTCGACGGCAACAGGCTCGAGCCGGCGCCCGCGCTCCATCGCCGCGTTGCCCACCTCCGGCGGCAGCTTGCCGGCCTTGCGCGCCCAGAGCGCGTAGTAGGTCAGATACTCGTGCTCGCCGAGCAGCGCCGCGGCCTCCGACGCGCCCACTACCACCTTGCGCAGCGCGTGCCATTGCTCGTCATTGACGACAGGCACAATTGAAACTGTCATGCGAGCACCTTTTGCGGTGACACATTTCGTGAATTGTCTTTCGGTGAGTTCACTCGAATTTATGCCGCGCATTTCGTTCGAGCGTTCTTATGGGATGGCGTTCGTTTTATTTTGGCAAGCGAAAAAATCTACCAAGTAACATTTTGTGAAAGGAGGGTGAGAGGAACAGGGCGAGAGGCAAAAAACCGCCGCAAACCACAAAGGGAAACCAGAAAATGACGGGGAAACGCAAATGCCTTATTGGACGCCGGACAATATCGATCTGCTCACCGTGCTTTGGTCGACCCAATCCGCCACCGAAATCGGCCGACAGCTGCATGTCAGCCGCAACGCGGTCGTGGGGAAAATCTACCGCCTGCGGGCAAAGGGTCACGTCTTGAAAATCGAGGCGCGAACGCCAGCGCCGCGCGCGGTCCCCGATCGCAAGATCACCATCAGGCCGCCTCCCAAGCCCCTGCGCCAGCGCCGCGAGCCGCGCAATGTCGCGATCCGTTGCCCTTGCCAGGTGACGGAGTTGGGATGCAACAATTGCAAATGGCCGATCGGCGACCCGCGCGAGGCCGATTTCTTTTTCTGCGGCGCCTTCGTGCCGGAGGGCTCTAAACCGCCCTATTGTCCGGTGCATGCCCGCCTGGCGCACCGCAAAGAGGAAAAGGAAAACCACCATGACCGAGCGCGATCGCCTGTTCCTGCCGAACCCGTTCGAGCACCTGACGCCAACGCAGCCGACGCCGGCTTCTATCGAGCGGCGAGTTTTGTCCGCGCTCTCAAACGAATTGCAAGCGTTCGTCGAGGCACAACATCCGCCGCCGCGCGATGATCGCCAGCGTTATCGCCGATAATCAGCACCCCCGGCAAATGTCCGGGGGAGCCGGCGGGTAGGGCGGCAGATCCTCGATCTGGCTATTTGATCCGGGGAAACCCGAGCGTGCCGCTCCCTCCAAGCAAGCAAGAGAGCAGCCCGAAAATAATGATGACGATCGCGATGGCGACGATGGTCCACAGGATGATCATCAGGATCTGTCCGATGATCGGCATGCCGGTCAGGCTGGTAAGCAGCGGGACCAAGAGTTTGATCACGGCAATGATCGCGGCAATGATGATCAGCCAGACGATGACCTGCTCGAGCCAGGCGAGCGAGAAGCACATCATGGTTCTCCCTTATGCGACTTTTCTGATCTCCGCGTATGGAAAGATGACCTCGACCTCGTCGTCGGTCTCGATGCCAAGATCGGCCATCAGCCCGGGACTGACGTCGGCGACGCGGCCGGTGTCCTCATGCGGGCCCCAATCGGCCGGGAACGCTGTCAGTTCGATGCCGGTGCCGGTGGCGCGGACCAGCGCGACATTCTCCTGCAGCATCGACCGCGGCGTCTCGTCGTAGTCCCAGCGGCAGGCGATGTAGTGAATGTAGGGGTTGAGCCGGCGCGCGAGCCCGGTGGTACCTTCCGGCTGGAATGGCAGAAACAGCTGCGGCGCATCCTCGACCTCGTCCATGAAGGCCAGCCCCTCGTCCGGCGCCACGCCGGTATCGTCGGGTCCGCCGAACTGCGACACCCTGCCGGTGACCCGGAACGCCACGTCCGGCTCCGGTGGCGAGAGGCCCTCAGTCCCGCCCAGCACATTCGCAATGCTGGCGCAGATCGGGCCGAAGTTCATTTCATACAGGCGTGCATCGGCCTCGCTGTCGACGAAGCATACCTCGATCAGGATCGCTGGCATCTCGGTGTTGTTGAGAAAGAACAGATCGCGCTTCTTGGCTCCTCGATTGATCAGCTGACTTGCATCGCAGATGGCAACGCAGACATCACTGGCGAGCCCCGCCTGCGTCACATACAGCACCTCCGTGCCCATCGGCTTTGAGACCTGCTCATAGGCGTTGAAGTGCACCGACACATCGAGGTCGCGCACCTGTGCATTGTGGTAGTTCACGATGGTGTTGAGGTTTTCATCCTGGCTGGTGCTGGTGTCGTCGTGAAACACCTTCACGTCCACGTCCCGCGCGCGCAGTTCGGCGGCGACCAGATCGACCACCTTCCGCGCCTCGTCCACCTCGTCGAGGATGCCACTTGCGCCGCGCACGTACTTGCCGTGGCCAGAGGAGATCACGATGCTGCTCATTGTCGTAATTCCTTGATGCGTTGTTCGACCATCTCGTGCAGTCGCTTCTCGATGTCGTCGCAGTCCTCAGCGGTGGTGAACATTTTCCCGTCCGTCATCGAGACCACGCACTTGACCTTTTCGGTGTAATGCTTACCCACATCGTCGGCGTCCTTGGCGTCGGTGATGCTGACGATCTGGCGCGGGTTCACATGCGCCTCGCGTCCATCCAGTAGCATTACGATGAGCAACCCCCACACATTGGCTCCCGCTTCATCATCGCCGCATCGCTTCCAGCGCCATGACCTTGACTGCAAGCTCGTTAACCGCATTGATTAGCGCTGCAATGAGCGGACAATCAGAGATCGATAATAAGCCGTCACTGTTCTGCCCGATCGCTTCCGGAATGGATGCCTGCACATTCTGCGCCGAAACACCGGCATAAACAGCTTCGGTGTCGTAGCCACTCTTGTCGGTCCATTTGTACAAGATCGGCTTGATGTTTTTGAGATCGGCGAGCCCACGCATAAAGAACCCCTCGATGTTCTTTAGCCTCTCATCGGAGCTGATCACCACATTGCCGGCAGCATCTGTCGTCATGGTCCCGGCGGAGAGACCATAAAATCTGAAGGCATTGGTGGATGAGTATAAAGTCGTTTTGCTAAAGCTGCCGGTCCCCACAATTCCCAATTCATTGCCAACAGCAGATACAATCGCTCCCGCGCTTTGCACCGAGAACACACCGCCGCTATTGCCTCCTTTAATCGCTACTTGAGTATTGGTCGCATCGTCTCCAAAGCCGTGCACACCGGGAGCCGTGGCATAAAATTGCCCGCCAACGAGATTAAACTTGGTGCCGTCATAGTTCAGATACTTGGTGCTGGTGTTGCCGAAGTAATAGGTGCCGGTCGTCGGTGTTATCACTGACACGTAATAACCGTTGCTTAAGATATTAGCATTGCCGGTAATCGTGCCGCTGACAGTGAGCCCGGCGCCGAGAAAGTTAAAATTCGTGCCATCGTAATTCAGGTACTTGGTGCCGCTGCTGCCGAAATAGTAGCTGCCGGTCGTCGGTGTAATCGACGACACGTAGTAACCGCTGCTATCGACGTTACCGACATTGAGAGTGCCGCCGTTCAGCGTAAAATTGGTACCGTCGTAACTTAGATATTTGGTGCCGCTGTTACCGAAATAGTAGCTGCCGGTCGTCGGTGTTATTGTCGACACGTAATAACCGTCGCTCAAGACATTGGTGGTGCCGGTAATCACGCCGTTGACCGTCAGCGGCCCAGTCATGGTGTCGCCGGCCTTCTGCACGTAGCCCTCGGTGCCGAAGGTGCCCCAAACGCCGCCGCTCATGATGCGAGTGTAGACCAGGTGCGCGGGGTCGGTGATGTCGCGAGCCTGAATGACCATGTTGGTGGCATCGGCGTAGTAGGCGATGCCCGCGAAGGCATGACCCGCGACCGGCGCGCTGGTAGCGCCCGCTGCCGCATAGAACGAGCCCGGCACGAATGTCGCGCTGTCGAAATTGGTGATGACCTGCTTGGCCTGTTCGCCGCCCAGTGCGATCAGCGCGGCAGGGCCAGTTGTGGCCCCCGTGCCGCCGGCCACGATCGGCCGCGGCGTGTTGAGGTCCTGCTCGACGTCGGCGACGTTGGCGTTGTATTTCGTGCTCTCGATGGTCGTGTCGGTGACCGCATCGGTGCCTGGCGGCCGGTGATAGATGTTTGAACCGTCTCGCGGCAAGGTTGCCTCCTATTACTTTATCGCCCTTTGATTGAGGCTCATTACTGCCGATCCTCTGCGTAGGGCGCCATGCCGCCGCGCAATCTCGCCTGGTTGAGCAGCTCGATCGTCGCGGCGTTGCGTACGGCTTCCTTGGTGTTGCTGAGGCCCGGCCCAGCTACCGTGGGCGCGTTGGCGACGCGCTCGCGATACAGCGGCGAGTTCATCGCCATGCGATCCGCGAGCGCGTTGGCCTCGTTGGCCATGGCGCGATTGCTGGCATTCTTGATCGCGTAACCGAGCGCCGGGGCGGCGACACCGGCAACGAGCGGCTTGACGTCGCCGGTCATGAAGGCGGCATGGGCGCCACTGACTCCCAACATGCCGCCGTAGGCCCCGAGGCCGCCGCCCAAGAGGTTGCCGGCGGCACGCCCGACATTGGCGAAGGTGTCGCGCCGCGCCGTGCTGCGGATGTCCTGCTTTTCCTCGGGCGTATACCAGCGCCCTTCGGCGCTGCGTGGATTGAGCAGATTTTTTAGTTTTTGACCGTAGGTGTTCGCGACGTTGAGCCCGGAGTCGGCAACCGCGGCGCTGTCGGCCGCGTACTGATTAGCCTCTTCGATGGTCTGGGTGCGCTTGCCGGCGCGGTAGTCGCCGCGGGCGTCGCCGAGTAGCCTTGTGACCTCTGCCCGATTGGCATCGGTGCCTCTGACCTGCCCCGCAGGATGCGCCATATACGCATCAAGCAAGTTGCGAATATTCCCCGCGCCGGGCTCGTTGACGCCGGTAAGTTGCTGTCTGAGGGTGTCGATGGTGAACGGAGTGACAAGGGTGTTTCCCTGCAGATCTTGTCGAGCATTATCGAGGCTGCCAAAGACGGTCGGGGATTTGTATACGTTCGTGGGTTGCCGATTAGGTCCTGGGGTCGCGATGTACTGTTGCGCGGCATCGAGAAAATTCCCGTAATGATTGGCATCGTAGGCGATAGGAATGTTGTGGGTTGCAGTATAACTATCCCTGGCCGACTGTTTCAACTCCGTAGAATTAGGGACGACGGCCAGCGAGCGCGGCGCAACATCGGCAGACACGCCAAATGGCGCGCCCAGCGCGCTGCCGAGCACGCCCCCGACCATAGCGTTGCGGGCGTAGTCCTGCGGGTTCCCAGTGTAGGTCTGCCCGGCCGCCTGGGCCGCGCCAAGCGCGCCGCCCTCGACGCCATAGCCGGCTATACGTGCAAGCGCTGGACGAATGCCCGTTCCGGCGCCACCGAGCGCCAGCGATATGTTGCGCCCCACCGCGCCGATGCCGGGGACGAAGGCCTGCGCGGTGCCGCCGGCGATGTCGCCAGCGACTGAAAGGTAGGGACTGCGCTCGCGCCGCGCTGCGGTGTCCGCGAGCTCCTGCTCGACGCCTGCACCGTAGCTTGGCGCCTCTCCGGTCGCCCAGCGATAGGCGCCGCCGAGCCGGTCGCGCATCCCTACCGAAAATACATTGGAGGCTGGCTTGAGAACGTCGGCCACGTTGCCGGCCAGGGTTGCTGGCGCCGGATAATCGACCGGCGCCGGATCAAAGGGGTTACCCGACACCGGGGGCTGCGGAGGCCCAGGCATGCGCGTCGGCGGCACATACGGCCCTTCATCAGTCGGATCGAACGGATTGTCGCCCTTGGCCATGGGCTCACCTCGCGTTCTGCTGCCGCTGCCGGGCGCGCTCGGCCCGCGCAGCGCGTGAAATTTCTAAATCGGCCGAGCCCGGCCCGTAGGTGCGATCGAAATACGCGCGTATGGACGCTGCCTGCTGGGGATCGCTTTTCTGGCTGTCGAGCAGCGTCTTGAGGTGATCGTCCGGCGCCACCGGACGCGCGTTGGTACGGTAGGTTCCTTCCTGGAGGTGACCGCTGAGGAAGCGTTCGACATCGCCTTCATATTGATTGACGCTGGCGTTATTGATCGCCGACGCCCGGTCCATGATGTTGAGAATGGTGGCCTTCTGCTGCTCGGGAGTGCCGGTCATTCCCATTGCCACTTTGACGTCTCTATCGGAAACGTTTTGCCCGCTGCCGTTGACGGCATGGATCGCCTGCGACAGGCCCGAGGTAAGCATCGCCTTCAAGGTTTCGGTGTTGGTCGCGAGATCGCCGCTCATCTGGTTTTTGAGCGCAAAATTGGCAAACTTGGCCGCGGCCAGCTTGAAGTCGGCGCCATAGCCGGTGATGACCCCGGAACGGATCGCATCGCGCGCTATTCGCTGCGCGTCTTGCGCCTGCACGGTCTTGTCGATCTCGCTCTTGCGGAGATCCATGCGCGGGAAGAATACCGATCCCGGCACACCGCCGGTGCGCGCCAGAATATCGGCCTCCGCCGGGCCTCCGCCGCGCCGCCACGTCTCCTCGGCAGCCTTATACTGGTCGTAGGACTGCTTATCGTCCTGATATTTTTGCATCATCGCGTTGTACAATTGATCGTGCTGTTGCTGACCTTGTTTGACCAGCGCATCGCCCATCGCCTGGATGTTGGGATCGCCCATCGCCATGCCGCGGGCGCGAATGTTCCAGCCGCGCTTCTCGTCATCGGTCATTGGAATATTTTTCGGATCTGGCAGGCGCGGCTCGACACGCGGCGGCAGCTGGGCGAGCGGCGCTGGCGCCATGGGTTCTGTCGAAGGCTGCGGCAACTTAGTAGCTTGCGCGACCTGCTGCGGTGCAGGGCGCAACTGCGACGGCAGCGGCGGCGCCGGCTGGATGTCGGAGACGGTGCCGCTGCCGGGCGCGTAGCTCGTCAGCGCGAGCCGCTGGTCAGGAGGTGGGATACCAATCGACGGGCTGGTAGCTGGGGTAGCCGGTTGGAGGGAGGCTGGGATTGACCCAGCCAGAATAGGGTTTTGTTGCGGCACCCCCCGGCCCGTCAGCATCGCAAGCGCGGTTATCCTGTTGCGCAGATCATCCGGGGACGTCGTCGTATCTTCAGACCGAGGTCCTAGCTGCGGCCCCGGCTGCAACGACGGCGGTGCTGGCACCTCCTGCGGCACCGGCTGCAACGACGGCGGTACTGGCACGCCCTGCGGCACCTGCACGCTGCCGCCTTGCAAGTGTTGCAGCGCGCTGTTGCGCAATAGTTCCGCCGGCGACAGTGACGGCGCCGGGGCGGCCGGTGCCCCTGATGGACGCGCCATCGGCAGCGGCACGCCTGTCACCGGGTTCGGATTGACGAGATCATCAGGTTGATCGTCGGGTGGCACGATCGGGGCCGTGAGATTGCCGGAAACCTTATTGTCCTTGGTCATCTGGATCGGCGCGTTGGGCGGGGGCGCCGGCGCCCGCACCGGCGATACGACGGCATTATCGATCGCCCGAACGGCAGGCTCCTCCTCTACCGTGTCGTCAACCGGAGCATAAGAGGACGTCTTTCGCTCCGGCACGACGCTGGTGTCCGGCGCAGTGCGCGCCTCGGCCGGAATGGATTTCGCGGCCTCGGCATTGATCGCTCCCTGATAGGCGTTCTCCTGCTGTGCCAGCTGGTTCATGATGCCGCGCTCGCCGATGGCGTCGCCGATCGCGGTCAGGCCCTCGCCGAGCGTCTTTGGATAGCCCTTCCTGGCGTTGGCGACCATCAAGTTCAGCGCGATCCTGCGCCGCGCCTCCATCGCATCACGATTGGACGGCCCTGTCGTGTCGGGACCTGCGAACCACGAGTAGAGGCCGGGAAGCGGATTATCCATCATGCACCACCTTTCTGATCGAGCAGGCCGAGCATGGCATCTCGGCGCTCCTCCTCGTCCTGCGCTTGCTGTTGTTGCTGTTGCAGCAGCCGAGGATCAACCGCGGCGCCCTGCTGGGCCTGCAGAGCCTGTTGTTGTTGCAGCTGCAACGCCTGTTGCTGCGCGGCCCGCGCCTGGCGCTGCGCCATCAGTTGCATGGCGATCTGCTTGCGCATCTGCTGCTGCTGGTAGTTCAGTGGCGTCGCGCCCTGTGGAACGTATAGCATCTAGGCTGTCCTCAAAATGTTGCCCATGACGCGGCGCGGATCGATGTATTTGGTGCCGCCGATGCTATGGACCGCGCCACGATCGATCTTCTCGACATCCTGCGCCATCGGGCCGATGTGCCTGACTTCGGCGGGATCGCCCTTGTAGCTGTAGCGATAGATCGGCAGTTCCGTTCTCTCGTCGTCGCTCAGGATCTTACCTGGCGGCGCATCGTCGACGTTGGTGGCGAGTACCGTGCCGATGCGATCGATGTTTTCCTTGGCGCGCTCGTCCGAAACGTAGCCGCCCTTCAGGGCGCCGGCGCCGAGGCCCAGGATGCCGCCGATCAGCGAATTGTAGTTCTGGTTCTGCTGCTGGTAGATGCCGAGCTGCTGGTTGAAATTCTGGTTGACGAGGCCGGCGATGTCGGTGGTCGGGATCTGCGCCCCCGGCGTGTTGATGAAATTCGGCTGCTGAACCTGCGAGCCCGATAGCAGCGAGGTGATCTCGTTGATCGGCTGGTTGCGCTGGGCGTACTGCTCCTGCATGTACTGGTTGCGCTGGGCCTGGGCGGCATTGAAGGCGCCCTGCTGCTGCTGCAGTTGCTGGGCGAGCCCGGCGTTCTGGAAGGCGCCCAAACTTGCATTCTGCTGGAACTGCTGCGCCTGCGCCTGGTTGGCGAAGCCGCCGGCACCCAGCGCCTGCTCGTAGCCCTGCTGCTGCGCCGCGTTCTGGAAGGAGGCGAGCTGCTGCGCCTCGCCCACCATGCGCTGCTGCTCGGCACCGGCCTGCTGAATGGCGCCCCAGCGCGCATCATTGGCCTGCTGGCTATTTTGCAGCATCGCGTTGTTGTAGGCGTCCGAGCCGTAGCGGATGCCCTGGTCCGCCAGTTGCTGCTGCAGTTGCTGCTGCTGGATCTGCAATTGCGGGTTCATCCGCGCCATCAGCGCGTCCTGGACGTTCTGCCGGTCGGCGGAGAAATTGTCGCCGGGGCCATAGGTCGTCTGGATGGCGCCCGCGGCTGGGAGGCTGGTCTGGATTGGGCCGCCGGGACTAAACGAGGTGGCGGCCTGCGGCACGCCCGAGAGCCACGACGAGGATCCAGGTGTCGGCGCGCCCGAGAGGTTCATGCCGCTCGACAGCAGGCTCGCGATCGAGGCCGACTGCTGATTGGCCATGCCGGCGAGATTTTGCTGCGCGCCCAGCTGCTGGGCCTGGATCGCCTGGCCCTGCGGCGTCAGCGTCTGCGTCGCCGTGAACTGCGGCACCGTGTAATTCGATCCCGTGGTCGGGTCGGTCCAGCTGTAACTGCCGGTCTGGTTGTAGTTCAGCGAGCCGGTCGGCGTAACCTGGTTGACGTTGCCGAGGTTGGCGTTGGCAATCGCGGTCGAGACGTTGGTGCCGGTTTGCGCGCCTGCGGTCGCGATCGGATTGGGCGGGGTGGGCGCCTCTGGCTTGCCCATGTCAGTATCCCTGCGGTGTCTGCGACATTGCTTGTTGCATCGGGTTCGGTTGCGCTGGCATTCCCGGGCTTGCCGTTGCAATGCCCGGGTTCGCCATCGCACTTCCCATGGCCGGCTGCGGCATCGCCTGCGGCACCGGCGCTTGCGGCATTGGTTGTTGCACCGGAACGCCTGCCGACAGCGGCACGTTGGGCGGCGGCATCTGCGGCAGCGGCGCGCCCAGCGGCGGCGAGCCCGGCGGCGACATCTGCGGCAGTCCCATCGACGGCGCCGACGGCATCTGCTGCGCCATTGGCGGCCGCGGCGGCGGCCGCGCGATGTTCATCAGCGCACTCGTGATGTTGTTGCGCTGGCCGTTGGCGGCGGGGTTGAGCGGTGGCATCAGGCAGCCTCCTCGAGGGGCGGCTCGAGATGATGTCGGAGCCGCCGGTTGAATTTATTCGAGCCCCACGCCTCTTTCGTCAGCGCGCAGATCACGCCGTCGCGGTCACGCCCGAATAGTCGCGGCAAGGTGACGAAGCTGTAGCCATAGGCGGCGAGTATTCCCAAGAGGCGCAGATCGTCGGCCACCACTCGCATCACCACCATCTGGCAGCGGCACTGGTGGAACGGATACTGATACATGCGCGCCAGCGTGCCGCGCGTCAGCCAATAGGTCCCCGGCAGCGCCGCGCCGGACATCTCAATGATGCCGGCGTCCGGATCCCAATTGTGATAGACCATGCCCGCAATCAGGCGCCCATGCTCATCGACTACGCCGATCGCCTTGGCGTTGGGCCCGAAGCCGCGGCGACAATGCGGGATCAGCGACGCAACGAAATCCGCCACGGCCTGATCGTGGCCATAGATATAGTCGAGCATCATCCACCTGGGCTAACGGGAGGAGGCTGCCAGTAGGGCACACTTCTGTCTTGCTGGTTCAGCGTGTCAGAACTGGTCGGTACGTCTCTCGGCGTGCCCAGAGCGTCGTTCAGCAGCTGCAGCGTATCCTGCATGCTGCGAATGCCGGTATTGAGATCGCTCTGATTATAGGTCGAACCGATGGGAAAATTGCCGAAGCGGTTCGAAAAATCAGACGGCGTGCTGGGAGGGCCAATCGGAATTTGAGCTGCCGCCGTGCCATAGGGCTGGCCTCCCCATGGATCCGCAGGCGCGGAAGCCTGTTGACCTGCCCATGGATTGTAGCCCAGCTGCCTGATCTGCCTGGTCATTTCGGCCGCAATGGATGGATCCACACCTCCTACGTCTCCTCCGCTTCCTCCACCTCCTTGCGGATACCAGCTCGGCGACCCCAAATTATACGCCGGCTTCTGAGGTGATGTTAGGCCGCTAAAATATTGGCTGGGGCTCATTCCGCCAAACGTTTGGCGAGCATCCAGCGCCGCTTGCGGCGTCTGAAACTGCGGCATCGGCGGCGCCGGGTCCCACGGATTGTACCCTAGTTGTCGAATGACCTCATCGGCGACTCCGCCGAGCCCGCTGGAAGAACTACCTCCGCCCCAGGCCTGCGTCGGGTTGCCGTAAGCGTCATATCCCGACGTACCTACATCAAAAACGCTGCCACCGCCGCGAAGCGATTGATTGTAAGCCGAATTGGGATCGCTGACAGCCGCGTTCTCGCCCGTGAGCAGCGATTGGTTATAGAACGAATTTGGATCGCTGACCGCGGGATTGCTCCGCATCGCGGCCACGACCGGATCACCCTGGGGCCACGCCGAGGGCGATTGAAAGCCGCCAGTGGCGCGGCCGTAGGCTGCGCCGGCCGCCGAATAGGCGTCCGTCATGCCGCCGAAGCCGCCCGCGCCATACAGCGTCGTCGGGTTCAGGGCGGCCTGGTTGATTGCGCCGACGTTGGCGATATTGTTGAAATAGGCCGCGTTCTGCGCGGCGGTGTCAGGCTGCGCCCACGGGAACGCGGGCATCCCGACAACGCCGCCGCCGCCGGTAAAATCCACCATGGGTTTGCTTCCTTACAGTCTGACGACCAACTCGGGCGTAAGCTCACTGGGTCGAGTGAGCGCTTTTAAGTCTTCCCCAGTCTTCATGCCGTCCCATTTAAGGCCGCGCACCACCACAACGGGCGTACCCTCATCGCACTGCCCCATTACCAGCGACGCCGCCGCAGCGATCTCATCGGCAAATCCCGTGACGCTGAAGCGCATTTCGCGGCCGAACAAATCGGGCGCGCCGCGCAGATCGTTGAGCACCGGCAGGCCGGCGGAGCCGATCGCGATGCCGCACGTGCCGGCGCGCCACGGGCGGCTCACGCTGTCGTTGATGACGACCGCGATCTGCACGCCGAACTTATCATTGAGCCGCTTTCGCAGCGTCTCCGCGCTGGCGTCGGAATTGACCGGCAACAGCAACACCTTTTCAGGACCAAAGGGCGATGCCACGTTGGATTGATCGATGCCCGCCATCGGCACGACGAAGCCCAGCCGATGTTCGACCACCAGGGCATAACCACGTTGCGCGAATACGATACTAGCCGACTCCGATAGAACAAGCTCGACGAGCCGGGGATCTTTCTCGATCACAGCTGCGAGTTGTAGTGCTCTGGCCGATGGCGTGACAGTCGCGAGATCGACGGTTCGGCCCTCCGCCTTGGAGACGATCTTCTGAGCCAGCACGAAAACGTCGCCATCGCGCGGGGTGACGCCACCGCGCGCCAGTCCTTCGGCGATCAGGGCGACAAGATCGTCGTCCTGCCGTACCAGGGGAATACCAAGGAGGGTAAAAAGCTCGACTGTCATGCTTCACCCGCCGCTGTGACACCGGCGCCCGCAGCGGCGGCGGCATCAGCGGCGGCTTGAGCCGCTGCAGCGGCCTGTCCGTCAAAGCCGCCGTATCCGGGAGCAGAGAAGCCTCCTCCAAACGGGCTGGAGGAAAACCCCGTATCGCCATATCCCAGACCAAAGCCGCCATAGCCGGGGCTCATCCCCATGCCTTCGGGGCCACCAAACACGCCAGGAACGCCCGGCGCGGCTACACCTGCTTGTCCTTCCAATCCTGTCCCGCTGGTAATGCCGCCGCCAGTGACGCCGCCAGTGGTGCCACCACCGCCGCCACCACCACCGCCGCCACCTCCGCCGCCACCTCCGCCGCCTCCTGTGCCGCCTCCAGCGCCACCTCCTCCTGTGCCGCCAGCGCCAGCGCCAGCGCCACCTCCTCCGCCACCGCCATCGCCGCCACCGACGTTGAACAAGCCGAGCATGCTGGGGGACCACCCTCTGCTCACTAAGAACGCCGCGATCGCGTTGCGTTGCGCGTCCGCCGGATTGGCCGCCGGTGGGGCCGCGCTCGGGAGCCCGTAAGAGAGACGCCCTTCGTTCTTGCCGAATTGCTGGTAATGCTGAAGCGCGAATTGCGCCATGTTGCCGCCCGCCGTCTGCGCGGCAGCGGCCACATCCGGGTTGGCTTGCAGATAGAGTTCTGCCGCGCTTGGCGACAGCCCATGCGGGTCGCGGCCTTCATTGATGCCAAACTGCTGGTAATGCTGCTCGGCGAACAGATTAGGATCCATCCCCGAGGTCGCGGCAGCTGCAGCTACGTCCGGGTTGGCTTGCAGATACGCCTGCGGCGCTGCCGTGCCGAGCCCAAAGCCCTGGCGGCCCTCGTTGGCGCCATACTGATTGTAATGGCTAAGCGCGAATTGCAGGGGGTCCCCACCCGCCGCAGTGGCGGCCTGATTGACATCGGGATTGGCTTGCAAATATTGCCACTCGGATCCGGCCAGGAGGTCCGGCGAAATCGCTGGGCTTGGTGCTGGCTGGCTGGTCTGCTGCTGGTTCGCCCACGGCCACGCTTGATTGCTGGGTTGGCCACCGCCGCCGCCACGACTAAAACCTGCCATCGGATGCTCTCCTACACGTTGATGCCGGCCCGCTCGAAGGTCGCGGCGATCGAGATCAAATCGACATTGGGCTTGGCCTGCTGCGCCACCGTCACCTGCACCACGGGCGCATGCGAAAATCCGGTGACGCCGATCGAGACCCAGCCGGTGTTGCGCACGATGCCGCGGCTTACGACGGTCTGGTCCCACTGCGCGTAGGCCGTCCGCTCCGCCGGCGTCGGCACTGGCGGCGGCGGAGGGCCCATGTCCGGTCCCCACAGCCCCTCGTCCCAGGCGTCGGGGATGCCGGGGTCGGGACCGGCCGGCGGCGGCGGCGGCAGCGTGACGACGTAATCGGTTGTGGCGGCGAGTTGCGGCTGGAACGGCTGGCCCTGCGTCGCCGCGAACGAGGCCCGCGCCTGGCGCCAGGTGATGGTCTGCGACGGCGCCTGAAACATTTCCCAGCCACCGACCAGGACCGCGGTGTAGGGCAAGCCGTCGTCGTAGCCGGTGCGGTCGGCTTGCATGATGATGCCGTTCTGGGTCCCGAAAAACATGTCGTCGCGCAGCTGGATGAAGCAGGTCGCGTCGTAGCCGACGAAGCGCGCCCAGGCCCCGGTCGAGGCGTTGACGACGGCACAGTAGCCGGGCACAGATCCCGGCCAGGTCACGAAGATGCCGCCGTAGATTTCCCAGTTGAACATGGTCCAGGACCACTGCCGCTTGGCGTTGACCTCGTCGCGCCACATCGGCTTGATCGCCCGGGTGATGTTCGCGAGTTCGAGATCTTCCGGCGACTTGGTGATGGCGGCCGAGCACGGCACGATGCCCTGCGTGGTGGCGATCAACAGTTCGCCGCCGAGCGCCAGATGCGCGTTCATGCCCATCGGCGGCGGAATTTGGTAGCGGCCCTCCTGGCGCCAGTTCGAGGCGTTGGAGGGATCGGATCCGGTGAAAATCAGGAGCTCGCCGAGATCCGTGCAGAACACCAGCTTGTCATCGATGCCGTCGCCGGCGTCGATCGACCACGACGCGCAGAACAGCAGCTTGCCGCCCTTGGTCGCCGCGCCCGACAGCGGGATCATCGCGAGTAGCCCGCCGACCGCATTGAGCGGAAGGTACCAGGCGTTCATCGATGAGCCCTCGATGAAGAACAATCGGCCCCTGTATTTGCAGACATAGGTGAGGTTGCCGCCGTTGATGACGGTGGATCCGGTCGGCCCGGTGATCCAGCTGACGCCGTCCGACGCCACATCCGTTATCCAGTAGCTTGGATGCGCAGTGCGGTCGGCAAGAAACGTCCCTGAAGTGGCGCTGGTATGCGCTACGGCGCATTTCCACAGCGAGCCGTCCGCCGTGTCTTTCGCCCGGGCATTGACGGCGTAAGCGGTGCTGTTCGCCCAGTTTGCGGGCGTGGTAAAGTTCAGGGTCGCCCACGTCGAGCCGTTGAACCGCAGCGGCGCGTCGCCATTGTCGTTGACGACAACCATCCAGTCGCCGCCTTGGTTCGCCATCTGCGAGGCGCAGTAATTGCCGGATGTCTGCCCGGACTTCACCACAGTGGGAGCCGAAGTCGTGACGTCGTAAAGCTTGGTCGCATTGCCCGCGTACATATTCTGGTTGTTGCCGCTGGCATAGCGAAAGGCCGAAATCACCGGCGTGGTCTCCGGCAGCACGCACCACCGGATGCAGCCGCCGCGCAGCGAGACGCCGCGCAGCGTCGGCTTCCAGTTGTCGCAGACCACGGCCGCGCCCGGCTGCATGAAGGTCTCGTTCTCGTCCATGATGATGCCGCGGGTCGGCGCCGGGATCGTCGTGGTCTCGAGCTGCTGCGCGGCCTGGGGCGGTACGGCGGCGCGGCGGAAGGCCTGATAAGTACTCATGACGTCGGCACCGGCCAGGGGTAGGCGATCGCGGCGGTCCTCGAGATCGCCTTGCGATCGATCAGGATCGGGGCCGGGCTGTCGTGGCCCGAAGCGACCGCGAGCGCGTCGCCATAGGTGCCGAGGTCCTCGTTGTACGGGCTCCCCTTCTGCGCCTTCCACTGCCAGATTGCCCCGAGCTTGAGGAGGCGCTCGTCGAGCAGGAAGGTGTCGGTATCAGCATGGAAGGCAGCACTGACGCCGCCGCTATTGAGCGCGACGCAATTCTTGTCGAGATAGGCGAAGGTCGCGGTGATGCCTGGCCCGAGAATAGGCCAGAACAGCATCTGGCCGCCGATCATGGTCCACTCGCCCCAGGGATCGGTCCAGTTTTGG